GATTGAGTGGGAGGACGAGCACAATGGCTAGTTACAAATCATTAAAGTCTGCCAATGCTCCGGCTATTCCCACAGGATTTATTATCCCGTGGTCCCACAACTCAATACCAAATGGTTTTTTGGTTTGCGGCGGACAACCTGTGAGCCGCACAACTTATGCAGATTTGTTTGCGCTTATAGGAGAAGATTATGGTAACGGTGATGGATCCAGCACATTTAATTTGCCTAGTTTAGATGGTCGTCAGTTGTTGTTTGATGGGACGGGTGATCCAGCAAATACAAACAGTCCTACTACTAATGTTGGTACTACAGCAGGTAACGCAACTTTGGATTTAAGTAATTTTGTCGGTAAATCGGGAAACATCACTTTAACAGGAGGCGTTAATTTTAATGGCAATATAACAGGCCACCCCCTATCAACCAACGAGCTTCCCGCGCACAAACATTTTATGTTCGCTGACGTTGTAGCGGTATCTGGATCTGGTAATCAAACCAATTTATACGTCACCGCAAACCAGCAAGCTGCAAAAGGGAGTGGATTCGGAGACAACACTGGTCCAACAGATTTTAAATATACAATACGGGGAACTAATTCCGGTGCTAATTTAGGTAAAACTGGTGCTACAGGTAACGGATCGCCACATACTCATAATCACAGCTTTCAAGTAGATGACAGCACTTTAGATGTAGTTAACAGCAACTTTAATGTTGTAGGGAACACCGTCGGTAGTAGCGATAAGCTGTATCAATCAACAAAACTCAGAGCACTTATAAAGTTTTAGCACATGCCGTTACAAAAGTTACAGTTCAGACCCGGCATCAATAGAGAAACCACTCGTTACATGAACGAGGGGGGCTGGTATGACGGCAACTATATTCGTTTTCGTTTTGGTGTGCCGGAGAAGATCGGTGGCTGGGAGAAGTTTTCTTCGTCTTCTTATCTGGGGATTGCACGAAAACTCCATAACTGGATTGCGTTAGATCAATCAAACTACCTAGCTGTCGGCACTCATCTCAAGCTGTACATCGAGGAAGGTACACAGTTTTTTGACATCACCCCGATTCGAAGAACTCAACAGCTAAGTTCAGGAGCCCTTGCTTCAACCAGCGGAAGCACAACCATAACTGTAACGGATACCAGCCATGGGGCTGTGACAAACGACTTTGTTACATTTACAGGCGCAACGACCTTCGCTGGAATACCAGCAAGCGATTTGAACAAAGAACATCAGCTCACTGTTGTTGATGGCGGTTCGTATACAATTACTGTAGCGACCACTGCAAACGCCACCACAACGGGCGGTGGTACGCCGACGGCAGCGTATCAAATCAACACAGGTCTGGATACAATTGTGTCGGGAACTGGTTGGGGTGCTGGTCTGTGGGGCGGAACAACTGCTGCGGACCCGGCAACAACATTGAACGGAGCACTTCAAGCTGATTCTGCTGGTACAGGTGGCTCTGGAAACAGTGTGGTTCTCACAGATGCTAGTGCTTTTCCATCTTCCGGATCAATTGTTGTTGATGGCAAAGAAGTCATCACATACACAGGTAAAACTAGCAATACTCTAACAACTATTACTCGCGGTGCAGACGGCACAACCGCAGTAGCGCACAGTAGCGGTGCGGCTGTTCGTGGCGCAGCCGCGATTACCGGGTGGGGTGATGCGTCAGCTATTTCTACGACATCGGGGACTGAAGCCCGGATCTGGTCTATGGACAACTTTGGTGAAGATTTAATTGCCTGTCCAAGAGACGGTGCGCTTTTTTATTGGGACAAAAGCGTAAACACCACCGCAGGTAGAGCCACAACGTTAGCGGCTTCTGATCCTCAGAACGCGGATCAAGTACCGTTGATGGCTAGACAAGTTATGGTGTCAGATAGAAGCCGACATTGTATTGCTTTTGCAACCAACGCACAGGGTTTAACAGAACAGGATCCACTTCTAATCCGTTTTTCCAAAGCAGAAAGTGCTGTTGATTGGAACATTAGTACGACGGGGACTGACGCGGGCGACTTGATCATTGGCTCTGGTTCTAAGTTTGTGTCTGCTATTGAAACCAAGCGTGAGATTCTGGTCTGGACAGATGTGAGCTTGCACTCTATGCAGTTTATTGGTGCGCCGAATACATTTGGTTTGATTCAGATTGCTTCAGGCATCAGTATTATCGGACCCAATTCTGTAGTCGCTGTGAACGATACAGTGTTTTGGATGGGCGAGAATCAGTTCTATACATACGATGGTAGGACACAACAGATACCCTGCACCGTTCGAGACTACGTTTTTGATGATCTAAACAACGATCAACGAGAACTAATTACTGCGGGTTTGAACTCACAGTTCTCAGAAATATTTTGGTTTTACCCGTCCAAAAACTCTTTGGAAGTCGATAAATATGTCGTCTTCAACTATCAGGAACAAGCTTGGTACTACGGAGTGCTGGGTAGAACAGCATGGTTGGATGCTGAAGTTCGAGCTTTTCCGATTGCTGCGGGCACGGACAGCTTCTTGTACAACCATGAATTAGGAAATGATGACGGCTCAACATCTCCTGCCACGCCGTTAGCTGCGTATATTGAAAGCAGCCCCATGAGTATGGAGTCAGGAGAACAGTTTCAATTAATCCGCCGGGTTCTACCTGACATTACGTTTGAGGGATCTTCGAGTCCGACACCCACTGTAAAGTTCACGTTGGGTAGCTACGACAAGCCGGGTGAAGATGTTTCAGACACTGTGAACGGCACTGTAATCAAAGAAGCATCTGAAACAGTTGAAAAATACACTTCTGAACTGTTTTTAAGGCTTCGCGGCAGAGCTTTTTCTGTTAAGATAGAAAACACCGGAACAGGTGCACAATGGAGATTAGGTATACCAAGAGTTGATTTACGACCAGATGGGAAGAGATAATGCCACAAAGAGAGTTAGTTCCACCCGTTTTGTCTACAGCTCCTGATGAATACAGCCAAGCATATGTTTCGGACTTGGCGAGAGCTTTGACGCTTCTCATTGACCAAGTCAACACAGAGGGACAGCTTCGTGCGTCCACTGCCGTATTAACAGCTTTGCCGACCAGTGCAACAGGACTTGAAGTAGGTACTGTTTATCGAGACGGCACAACTTTGAAGGTAGTGACATAATGGCGAAGATGGAGCAACAATCTCTTACCCCTCAAGGTGGAGTAGCATCTTTAAGTAACAGGCAGGATATGGCGGACAAGCTGGCTAATATGGGTCAGTTTGATGACGATCAGATTGCCCACGTTGCTGAAGGCGAGGTTATTGTCCCTGCCCCAATTATGAAATACTACCCAGAGATTCGGGAACAGGTTTTTGATGTAATCCGTCAGGAGGGACTAGACCCACAGGAGTTTGTAGTCGGTGGAGATCTCGTCGCTCGTAACCCACAGACAGGTATGCAAGAGTTTGGTTTCTTCTCCAAGGTCTTCAAGAAAATTAAGAAAGCATTTAAGAAACTTGCTCCAATCATTCTGCCAATCGTGCTGCCGGGTATCGGCACGGCGTTGGCTGGCATGGGTGGTCTTGCGGGTGGTATTGGTGGATTCATCGGCAGTTTAGGTGCAGCGGGGACAGCGGCTCTCGGTTCTGGTCTTGGTGGTCTTATACAAGGTAGAAGCTTCAAAGACTCTCTGAAGATGGGTGCTTTATCAGGTCTGACTGTTGGTTTGATGAAGGGTGCGGGTAATGTTGCCAAAGGCAAATCGTTTATGGCAGATCAGTTCGGCGCGGGCACAACTCCCGGATTTAAAGCACCCGGTTCAACAGGCACTACCGTTGATCCGGTGTTTACTGGAGAGGGAGCAAACACCGCTTTAAAAGGTTCAGCAACCCAAGGATTTGGATACGAAGGTATGTCGCCGGATCAGTTCATTGATTCCCCTAAGTTTTTGCCGAAGCAATTTACTCAGTATGCTGATGTACAGGGTAATCTATTCCCGATTCAGGGGCGTTCGGCTCAAGGTGCATTTAGCTACCTGAAACCAAGTAATATTGCGAAGAACTTGGGTATTGGTAGCGGACCCCCAACCACTGTTCCCGGATCAAATGCAGCCCTCACTGCGGGCGGGGGTGCAGCGGATGCAGGTTTCCTTTCAAGAGTTGGAAAAGGATTTACGGAAAGTATTGTGGCAGACCCCATCGGAAAAGGCACACAGCTCGTCGGAACAGGTCTTATAACCGCTGGTTTGTTGACAGGCGAAGAAGAGGGCGATGGTCGAAACTTGGTAGATTACGAACCGTATGAACCAGAAGGCGGGGTCTTTGAAGGATTGGGTTATAACCCTGAAACAGGAAGATTTGAAAACGTTCGAGTGATAACACCCACAGACTTTGAAAGAGCCGCAGCAGGTGGTGAAATCTCGGGTCCCGGAACTGGGACCTCGGACAGCATCCCAGCCATGCTTTCTGATGGTGAGTTTGTAATGACTGCAAAAGCCGTGCGTGGTATGGGTGACGGCAGCCGTAAAAAAGGCGCGGCGAAAATGTACCAGATGATGAACAAACTTGAGAGTATGGCGTAATGGCAAAGATGGACGTTACCAAGACGATTCAAAAGGTCGAGCTGGCTCCTTATCAGGAGGAGTTTCAGAAAGGACTGTTAGATTCTGTTGACGCATATATGGATGCGCCGATTGAGGTTATTGATCAGGCCGCATACATCGCTGAACGCCCCGAAGAATATGCAGAAGCAGAAGCGTTAGCCAAAGAAGGTATCGGTGCATATCAGCCATATTTAGATCAGGCAGACGACTATACTAAACTGGCAGCGGACTACGCCAAACAGCAAGGCGACATGGCATTGCTGGCACAGGGGCAGTTCGATCCATCTGGTATCGACAGATTTATGAACCCATACGAAGCATTGGTTCTTGATCCTGCGCTTGAAAGAATACGCGAACAACAATTGATGAGCGAACAAGCTCTCCGCGCACAAGCCGCGCAACAAGGAGCTTTCGGCGGTTCTCGTGCTGCGTTGCAGCAGCAAATGGCAGCTCGTAATTACGAACGTGACCGGATGGAAATGATCGGAAAGATGAAGTACGAAGGTTTCACAACGGCTTCTGATATGGCTATGAAAGCATTTGAGGACGAGAAACAACGTCAACTTGGTATCGCAAGTTTACTTGGTCAAACAGGTACGCAAATGGGTCAAGCGGGTGTTATGTCAGCGCAGTTGGCGGATCAAGCACAGGCGTTGGGTCTTCAGGATGTATCGACACTACAGCAACTTGGAGCAAGTCAAATGGCTTACGATCAAGCTCTTTTGGATG